ATATACACACTAAGACAATAAACCCATTTGATTCGACTAAAACGAAAATGAAATCATATCGTATAAGTAAGTTTACAATATGATTGTTTGAGAACATTATTTTATTTTTGAGAACATTATTTTTATTTATTTTTTGGACGTTTTTTTCTTGGTACGGCGATTGGACTTCTTCCTGCGAGTCTTCTTACCACCAACTACACTAAGGTGTTTATTGGGTCCTAATGTGTATTTCATGCCGTCGTGTGTAAATGTATCGCCCTCGTTATGTGCCTTGAGTTTTTCTGCTAATGTAGTAAGGGGTTTGGTTGTAAAATGTTTGTTTTTACCTAATGTGTATTTCTTGCCGTCGTGGGCAAATGTATCGCCTTCTTTGTAGGTGTTGAGCTTATCTATAAATGTGAGTTTCTTGGTGCCGCCTTTTTTGCGAGAACGACGTTGTTTTTTACCCGCAACCATCATAGATTGTTGCGTAGGTTGTTCTAATTTTTGCATTTCCGCAATATCTATACCTGGTTTCATTGCAGGGAAAACAGTTTCAGGTACATTATTTCCCGTAAGTTGTTTCATGAATGCTTCATATCCTCCAGGTAAAGATTCATTATCTCCAAGATTGTTTACAAATTCAGATAATATCTGGTAATCATAGATATTGAAACCGTTGAAATAAGTCAGCGGTAATAAACTGGTATACACTGTATATGCTTTTATTTCATTATTTTCGCATATGACCATTAAGAATGCTTTTAATAAATCATCTTCAGAAGTAAACGACGAGTCTATAAGCAGATTCATTAATATTAGAAATTCATCTTTATTTTGTAATTCTGATTGCGTTTTTAATCCATTCATTAATTCAATCGCTTCATCTAATTCCTCATGTCCAGGTAAATACATATCACTTGTATCTGGCTGTTCAATCGCATTCAACTTTTGATGAAAATACGAAATAACATCATTCAACGTATATGGAGACAAGACAGTTTGTTCTAATTCAGACGCAACAAATTTATTGAACGAAACCTTCTCAGGTGTAAAATAATTCAAATCATCGGGCACATCTTGATTGTAAGGAAAAACCATTTTGATAGAAGTCGGTGAGAAATATTGTGATGAGATTGGACGGATTTCGGTGGCAATATCCTCAGAAGAAAATAAGATATCTTGTGGGAACCACTTTGTGAGCTCTTTGTTAAATTCGTCAAGATGCATAGTTGTATCCAAACCAGCAATCGCGGTCTTACAATCTCCAGATAAATACGTATTTAAATTTTGAATATATGCTTTGACATTCTCCGGACAAGCAACATCATTACCATACATATTGAAAGATGAAATCGCAATAAAATCATTCATTTTGGAAATATAACTATCAATATGATTCAACAAGTTTTGTTTGTTCGATTCGTTCTGAAAAAGAAGTGCTTTATTACCGCCTTTTTGTTTAGAACCACCTTGTTGAGCGCCATATGAAGTGGGATAATAATAATAAATACTGATTTGGTTGAAATTTTTCGGAGTTTTCTTGATTCCATTTTTCTTGGATGATTTCACTACTTTTGCATTTTTTTGTCCTTTCTTTCCAGCAACCCCGCCTTTTTGGGTCTTTGCAAGCAAAAACTCTTCTTTACAGTTAATATCCCCTTTTTTACAATATTCTCTGTGTATGACATCTACTTTATTTTTGATACATCTATCACGTAAATATCCATCATTTGTAAAGACCGCGTCACCATCTGTTGCAAAACCAGCATGTAATAAATCGCCTAATAATTTACACAAAATAAAACGTTTTCCATGAACCACGAGTTCTCTATTTTGATAGTCGTTCGCATATTGTCTAAAAAATTTTGCTTTTACATCATTCCCACCAAGATAAGGGAAATCAGGGTCTTCGGGTTCATATTCTCCTTTATTAGGAGTAATTTTAATGTTAAACTCATCATCTGGTGTTTTTACATAAACTACCAAGTAATTCCATTTTTGAATTTTCTCAAAAGTCATCCTGATAGTAGTATCTGTAAAGCCATATTTTGTCAAATCAATAGGACTATTCAAAAGACCGTTATTTTGAATAAATGACTTTAAATCTGCTGCTACCTGAGGTTTTGTATAACTTCTGGAGGCAGGATCAAAATAATAAGAAGGAGTTATTTTATCAGCAATACCAATTTTCTTACCAGAATATGTATCATGAATAGTATAATCAACATTCGACAATTGAACTGGACGGATTTTTGACTCTTTTGGGACTTTTATAGGATTAAAATAAGTACTATCTTCGGTTTCGTCCATTGATGCTTCTTCAGTAGCCATTTCTTCTGTTAAAATTTCATTTAAACATTGATTAAATAGTTGATTTTTTTGTAATTCTTTGATATTTTCTGCATCATGAAGAATATCTTCGTGGTTCAAATCATAATTCCACCACTGTAAATCTTCATTATCAGTGTTTCTTTCAAAATTGAGAGACATAACACTCTTATAAACTATTCGTATATAATATTGTATCTAAATACACTATTATATTGATTCAAATACTGCGAGTTTTCCTCACGGTGGAATTTGTTTTGCGTTTCTTAGAAATACCAGCACTTTTTGCCTTAGTTTTACGTAAAGGTGATAAGTCTTTTCCGTAGCATTTCTTCATATAGTAATATTCTTCATCAACTTCTCCGCCTAAAAGGAATTCTTTGAATCCATAGTCCGGATAATATCTTAACAAGTGCGCTGGATCACCATGGTCAGGTTTCTTCTCCACATACAAATACAATCCGTTAATATTTTTGTAACGTTTACTCAGTTTTTCCGTTATATATTTATCAATCATGGCCATAATAATCGGAAGGGGGCTCTTATTACCTTTCACGCGTTTTGACCTGCATACTTCATTGAGCCATGGTTGTCTTTGTGAAAATGTATTTTCTTTGGACATTTTAATCGTTGCTGAACCACCATCAATAAAATCAGTATAATCGGTAATTTCTTTGTCGTATCCTAATGACAACGCCACCGCAACTGTCATGTCGGGTTTACTCAAAAACATATTGTATATACGTTCACTATTTTCATTATCCTTATTATCATCCTTAAAACAAATTTTCTGCATACTTGCCACTAAATCTGCCAATTCGTGCAAACTGATTTCTTGTGGTAATAAATCACATTCATATTCTGGAAAACATATTCTGGATGCAATATTTTTACTAGGAAGAATGTTATAAATTGCTGAATAATAGGTGATACTACTCATTTATATAATACAAAGAATATTATTTGAACACAACCATTTAACAAAATTGTTAAGTTTTGTTAATATACAAAATTGACTTAGAAATATGATCCAAATATTATGTATAGAACAAACATGGGAAAATACAGTTGTGACGATTGTGGCAAGGAATTCACTCAAAAATCGCATTATGACTCACATAAGCGTCGTAAAACACCTTGTGAGAGCAGTGTAAATAAAATCGCAGAACTCGAACAACAAATTCAACAATTAAAGACAAAAATGGAATATATGGAGAACCACATTATACAAATTATAGGAAAAAAAGAGGAAGTCATTCAAAGCAAACCCGATGAACCACCTGTGACACAAGAAGTAAAACCAGTCAAACAGGTCAAAAAAGTAACCAAAAAGAAAAAAGTAGTAATTGACCAAGAACAACCAGAACAAAAAATACAAAAACCATTCTTAAAGTGGGTCGGTGGTAAGACACAAATCTTGGACAATGTCCTCAGCAAAGTTCCGAAGGAGTTCAACAATTATCACGAATTATTCTTGGGCGGAGGTAGTGTATTATTGGCGGTCCTTTCACTACAAAAACAAGGAAAAATCGTCATCAAAAACAAAATATATGCATACGACATCAACGAAACACTCATCCATGTATACAAACATGTACAAAACAACAAAGATGTCTTATTTGGACATATTGAACGTTACATAAATGAGTATGATAGTCTGGACGGAACCGAAATCAATCGCAAACCGGCGTCAATTGACGAAGCAAAAACATCCAAAGAAAGTTATTATTACTGGATTCGCAATAAATATAATACTATGGACGACAAAAGCAGCGTAGAACGGTCATCATTGTTTATGATTATCAACAAACTTTGTTTCCGAGGAATGTATCGTGAAGGTCCCAAGGGATACAATGTCCCTTATGGACACTACAAAACCACTCCCACCATTATTACCAGAGAAGACTTGGACGTTGTGAGTGACTTGATTCAAGACGTGGTGTTTGAATGTTGTGGATTTGAAACATCCATCAAGAAGTCTGTAAAAGGCGATTTTGTATATTTGGACCCACCATATGCCCCCGAAAATGCGAAGTCATTTGTAGGATATGTTGCCGATGGTTTCAGTATGGATGCACATAATAACCTATTTGATGGGGTAAAATCACTGAAAAATAAAAAAATCAAGTTCGCAATGAGCAATGCAAAAGTGGATTTTGTTATGGATACTTTTAAAGATTGTCAATATGAAGACATTGTTGCCCGACGAGCAATCAATTCCAAAGACCCTTCCGCAACCACTATGGAGGTGATTGTTTACAATTAGAAGAATCAATGTCTATGTCTTTCACAAGGTCACTGAATTTCATATACTCAATGTTCATAGTTTTCGCCAAATTAATAAATTTTTGTTTGTTTTCCGATAATTCTCCGAAGATACGCGTGGTTCCATTGGATAACTCGTATTCTTGATAAGCAACACATACAATTTTCAACGGTTTTTCATACAAAATGGGAATATCGCTGTATTTATACATGGTTCCAAGCACTTTCTCACCTGCTGTTCCAGGCGTAGTCCAATTACGGGTTTTCACCTCATAAATATAATCATCCGTTTCCCAATCGGGAGAATAACCACCTTTTTCTTTTGGACGTCGTGGATTTTCACCTTTTAATGTCAAGATATCACGAACCATATGTTCACCTAGAACGGTTGTCCAATTACCATTGTCGCTTTGACCATTCATAAAATTACCCCATTTCTTTTCGTGGGCTTGCGCTGCGTCTCTGATTTGCTTTGCAGTCATAGTATCTGTTTTTTTCACTTGATAGGTTAAACCATTTACAAAGGGTTCCAACGCCCATTTCACTTTCAAACGCAATTGTTCATTTATCATATCAAGGAATGTATGATGAGCAACTTATATTATGTGTATTCAATTTTGTATTTTATTTTTGAAGTACAATATATTATGGACATTATAGGTTCTCTTTTTACACGCAAAATTGAACGTTTTGAGCAAGATACTTACTTATAGCAGTAAAACAATAGAAATCTAAAATGAATACCCCTCAAATCGGCAATTATTACGCTCCCAACAAAACCAACCTTCGTAAATTCAACACCGCAAATGGTGAATCCAAAAACGAAGAATGGCTACAAATTGTAAATGTTCCTTGTAAAATTGTTGATATCAAGCAAAACGAAAATAAAAACGAGTATGTATTGAACTCTTTTACGAGTGCTTCTATCCGCCAATTTGTCGTCCCAGAAGAAGAATTCAGCAAAGAGTTTTATCCATTGACTGTAGACGAGGAAAATGGAGTATTAAAAGGGGTTTGTGGATACCCTGTAGATATTAATGTATCTGAATTTGAAAGCCGAAACAAAGTAACTGAAATTGAGCAAAAACTGAAAAAATTCGTGAAAGACCATAAGACCACACACCCCGCATTAGTGAAGGTGATTGAAGACAAGTTGTTTCAGTTGATTCAAACACAAGGCGCACCTTATGTGAAGATTTCCGAATTCAAAGAATACAAAGAAGGCAAGAAGACGTTAACTGCTCTGGAACGTTTTGGGGAGCAAGTATTCAATCGCAATTCCCGATGGTGTAGTCCTACCAGTTTGACACATAGCGAATATGAGAAAACATTGAGTTACCCAGCACCTTTGGGTATTCGTCCCAAGGATTTCGCCCTTCCTTCCGAGGTGATTGAAACCACAAAGGAATTGGTGATGCAAATTGCCTATTTCAAGAATGTTGACCCCGAGGCAAGGCACATGTTGCTTTCCATTATTGAGTGTGACCATTGTCCTCCTCGGTCTGACCACTGCTGTTTGTATTGCGGAAAGTGTGTGGATTTGAACGATTATTCGTCTTCCTATATGAGCGAAACCAATTATATTGAGATTTGTCATAGAGACCCGAATGATCGTTTCTTGACGAGAAACATGTATTGGGGTCACGGAGACTGTAATCGTCGCCAAGGTGGATATTCCGAGGCGGACCGCATTCGCGAAGGCCTGTCACTCGCTGCGCGTAATATAGAGTTATTGTCCAAAGACGATTTGACTGTATTGATTAAAATGATTGCGCAAACATCACTATAAATAAACGAATAAAAAATAAAAAAGAGGGCATTCCCACCCTTTTTTATTTCATAATAATGGTGATTACAATTCGTTATGAATCACAGTCAACGCATTCATGATGTTTTTGTATTTCTCATGGTCAATATTATCACGTATATAAATGTTTTTGATGTCATCATTGGATATGCTTTCCATGATACTTCCTGTACACATTGCGTTATGTTGAACGCGGAACTCTGATGAAAACAAATTACCAACAAGAATGACACAGTCTTCAAATGACTTGGGTCGGAGTAAACAAAACCCATTTGTGCATACAATGTTATCGGCATCATCCAAAATGACAGCAAACGTAATTTTCCCCTTGAGTTTGGACACAATCACATCGTATTTATTTACCTTGATTTTCGCCCTACCTGGCAATTCGTATCCATACATCGTATTATGTTTGGCATACATAGGCGAATTCACTTGTTTAATATCCAAATAAATATATTCTTTTTGTTTATCGATAACAAACCCTTCTTTCACGTTCTTTTGTAGATGATCCTTCAATTGTGGACGCTTTTCAGAAAGACTTTGTTGGAGAATGGATGTATATGCATGCAAATAACGGTTCACATCTAATATTTTTCGGTCATCTAATGCGTCTGCGCCAATTTGTTCATAATGAGAATCCTTACAAGAGGCTAGAGGATGACGCTGCAAACACGTCAGGTTATTATCGTGTAAATATTTGGATAGACCGAGTTCGCATTCTATAAAATGATTCAGCAACATTGGTTCGTTTTTATCATTCAAGATATATTCACCGCGCTCAGTCTGGTATTTATAAGGGGTGTTCTTTTTGTTCAATTGGTATCCAATATCGTTGATTTTGCGAATAAAGATGGGATACGAACTAGTCATCTTGGTTTTTGATACAATAACCAATGACGTTGATACGCCAGTGCCGCTTCTTGAAAACGTATTTCCAGGAAGTTCAATAATCGCAATCACTCTGTAACCAAGAAGATAAGAACGCAACTTGACCGCATTGGCCGTATTATTTCCCAAATACCCATTTGGTAGAATAATATATGCCACACCGCCTTCTTTCAGCAATTTCAACGACCTTTCAATAAACAAGATACCGATTTCTTCCTTTTTGGTACCTTTTCCTAGTTCATAATTTTTCAATATATCGGGACTTTGAATAATGGTTGACGACCCAAAAGGTGGATTCAAGAAGCAGTAATCATATGTATTGGCATCTTTATCGTGATTGGTGATGGAATCTTGAACACTACCTTCGTGAGTTTTATGTTGAAGCTCATAATTGAATTTTGCGATTTCAATGACATCAGGACTAATATCCCACAAAGTCACATTTCCGTCATAATTAATTGCCAAATCCCCCGTTCCACTTGCCGGGTCAATGGCCTTTTTACCGGGTATACACATGGTATTCATGAATTGACCCACTGTAACGGGTGTATAATATTGGTCCAGATTCACTTTACTCTTTTTGTTTCCGTAAAACATGAATATCTTTTGAAAGATTTCGCTTTTATTGATGGAAACATTCTCAATAATCGAGAGGACGTCCTTGTATGTTTGCGAAGAGTTATCTATGAGTGTTACTGGTGTCTGATTAAATTTGTATTGTATGAGCTCGAGAATCATATTCAAACGTGCATTGAATTCTATGCCGTGATTATGAAGGATTTGATTCAATTTATCCACAAATATATCATTGTTTTTTACCAT